GTTTTTGGTGGAGAGGAGTTAGTTCCACCGCAATACGGAAAAGTTTTTATTAGTATTAAACCAAGAAACGGAGATTTTGTTTCTCAAGCGATTAAAGAAAATATCAAAAGAGATTTAAGAAAATACTCAGTAACCGGAATAGTCCCAGAGATATTGGATTTGAAATACTTATATGTTATTACTAGCAGTAAAGTATATTATAATACAAAATTAACCACTGATGTTGCTGGGGTTTCATCAACAATTCAATCCAATATCAATAATTACGCAGATTCTGCTGAATTAAATAAGTATGGGACTAGATTTAAATATAGTAAGTTTTTGAGTTTGATTGACAATAGTCACCCAGCAATAACTTCAAATATTACATCAGTTCAAATGAGAAGGGATTTGAGGTTGGCAACTAATACATTTGCAGAATATGCAATTGATTTTGGCAATCATCTTCATGTCCAATCGTTAAGTGGATACAACATAAAATCCAGTGCTTTTAGGGTGATAGATATAACAGATGATGTTTATCTTTTTGACGAACCTATCGATAGAAAAACCGGAACAATATCACTTTACTCTTTACAAGCATCAGGTTCTACAACACCAGTTGTTAGAAGAAGAAATGTAGGAGCGATTGATTATGTTAAAGGGAGAATTACACTAAACCCAATTAACATTGTATCAGGTAAATCTAAAGATAGGCAACAGATTATGGAGATATTCGCCGTTCCACATTCAAATGACGTTATTGGATTGCAAGATTTGTACCTGCAATTAGATAACAGTTCAGTTGAAATGATTGTAGATGAAATATCTTCTGGGGCAGATCCATCAGGGTCTACATACAAAGCAACAGCAAGTTATTATGATGTTAACAACAACCCATATTAATAAAATATTGTAAGAAAAAGAAATGGCGAAAAAAAGAGTTCAGATCAAACATCTTTTAGAAAATCAGTTACCATCTTATGTTAGAGATGAGTTTCCACTGATTGCACAGTTTTTAAGAACTTATTATACTGGATTGGAGTTTCAGGGAGGTCCTTTAGACCTTATTGAAAACATTGATTCGTATATTAAACTGAACTCAAACGCAAATAATATAAAAGAAACAACTCTGACTTTTGATGCAGATGAAAGTCAGGGATACTTAGATGTAAGTAATACGCAAGGATTCCCAGATAACGCTGGCATTTTGCAAATTGATGATGAAATTATCATCTACCAAGCAAAAATTGGAACTAGATTTTTAGGGTGCACTAGAGGATTTGTTGGGATAACGTCATTTGAAAATCCAAATAACCCAGAAGAAGCAGTATTTTCATCATCAGATGCAGATTCTCACTCTGCAGGGGCAACTGTAAAGAATTTAAGCGTACTATTTTTAGAAGAATTTTTAAAAAAAGTAAAAACTCAGTTTTTACCAGGACTTCAGTCGCAACAGTTAGATGATCAATTAAATCAAGCACAATTTATAAGACAGTCAAAAGACTTTTATTCCAGAAGAGGAACCGAAGATTCTTTTAAAATTTTATTCAAAGCACTTTATAATGATGAAATTGATATTATTAGACCGCAAGACTACTTAATTACTCCATCAAATGCTTCTTATCAATTAACCAGGGACTTGATTGTAGAGTCTGTTGAAGGTGATCCGTACAATCTTGTCAATAAAACTCTCTTCCAAGACGAATTTGAAAATATCACTACCGCATATGCTCCAGTTTCATATGTTGAGAGAGTAGTAGTTGGTGTTTTAACAGATGTTTATTATAAGATAAGTATTGATTCCTCTTATAATCAATCGGATGGTTCTTCAGAACTTTTGTATGGAGATTTTTCAATTCATGCAAAAACGACAGTTATTGATGAAGTTGGCGTTGGACAAACTTATTTGGATGTCGATTCTACTATTGGGTTCCCACAGTCAGGTACACTTTCTGTCACATTTTTAGATGACACAGTTGGAGTAGTTACATATTCCGACAAATCATCCACACAATTCTTAGGAATCACTACAAGCAGTATAACAGGAACTATTAGTGATAAGACAGTTATAGATCAAAATACTTTTGCATATGGATTTGATGATGAGACTGGAGAAAATGACGGAATTAAAATAAAAATTAGATCAGTTCTAAACGAATTACAAAAACCAACATCGGCATATTATCAATTACCAAATTCAAAGATTAAAATTAAATCTTTGGGTAAAGTATCTTCTGATACTAAAGCAAATCATTGGTTCTTTAATACAGCACAATTCTATGATGTAAATAGTCTTACTTTAGAGGATTCATCAAATAATACATACAAACTAACTACTAAAGATGACAATATTCTTAGAATTGGAGATCCTTTAGAACTGACCGATAGATTTACAGTCAAAGTATCTACGGATTTGTTTGTTGTTGATGTCTTTGACTCTAAAACTTGCTTAATAAGAGGATCTGGAGTAGGAGATCCTGCAAGTATTGTTAAAGTATCAAAAAGAATTTCTAAAGTCGATTCAAATTTTTACACAAATCTAACAAATTACCCAGCAAATGTACAAAATACTTATGTTGATGGTGATAAAGTCTTAGTTGCAACAAACTCATTACCTTTCTTCTCAGATACTAAATTAAATCCAAAGAATCAAAAAATAACTCTTTCTGGCACATTTTCTCTTGGACAAGAAACTTTACAGATAACATCTGGTATTGATCACAATTACTACACTGGAGATATTGTATACTATACGCCAGAAAAAAATACTATAGTATATACTGATGCTACTGGAAATGAAATAACAGAGTCCACAATAATTAGTTACCTTTTTGATGAAGGGAACTATGTTGTAAAAAGGATAGACTCTAATAATATTAAGTTGGCAAAAAGTGCATCAAACCTTTATGCCGAAAAGTTTGTAAGTATTGTTCCTCCTGGTGGAGCAGATACTGTAGTTGTTGTTGGAAATACGTTAGAAAAAAGTGAATTTAGAGAAAAATCAATTAAACCCCAGAAAAAATACAGAGAAATATCTTCTCCGCTAGATGAAGTATATGATAAAAAAACTCGTTTTGATTATAATGGAATATTAATTAATGGCGTAGAAATTTTAAACTACAAATCAAAAGATTTTGTACATTATGGAAAATTAGATTCTATTGAAATTTCTTCCGGTGGAAGTGGATATGATGTAATTAATCCACCAGTATTAAACATTAGTGACCCTGTAGGAACTGGCGCAACAGGAACCTTTGCGGTAAAGGGAGAATTTAAAGAAATTCGTGTTTTAGATTCTGGTTTCGATTACATTGAAGTTCCCAAAGTAAAGATAACTGGTGGAAATGGGACTGGAGCGACTGCAGATGTAAATCTGGTAACTATTCCCCATCAAGTTTCATTTAACCCAACAGGCGTATCTACCGATATTTCTGGTATAGGAACAGTTGGATTTGGATCAGATGCGTCTACAATTGGATTTACGACTTATCATAAATTTAGAAATGGTGAAAGAATTGTATATAAAACTTTTGGCGAAAGATCTATTCTTGGTCTATCAACCGATGCAATATATCATGTTTCTGTTCAAAGTCCATACATTGTAAAATTACATAAAACTTTAGATGATTCTATTTTAGGTATTAACACCGTAGTTCTAACAAGTCCTGGTTCTGGAGTTCACCAACTCAAATCTTTGAATGGAAAATCTATAGTTGGATCTGTAAAACTAACGAATCCAGGATCTGGTTATGAAAATAAAGAGAGAATTTGTTCACCAACAGGTATCAGTACAGCATTAAATACTGTAACCATCAGTAATCATGGATATAAAACTGGAGAAATTGTAAAATATTCTTTTGATGGAACTTCCATATCTGGTTTATCAACTACATCAGAATATTATGTAACTTCAATTGATGAAAATACCTTTAAATTATCTTTGGTTGGAGTAGGAACAACTTCCAAAGATTTTTATATTAAAACTAATCAATATGAAACTTTCTCAACAACTGGAGTAGGAACACATCGATTTAATTACCCACCAATATCAGTTGAAGTTGTAGGAAAAGTTGGGATCGCTTCTACTGGAAGCAGCAATTTCAAATCCATTCTCCAACCAATAGTAAGAGGAGAAATAACTTCAGTTCAATTAACAGAATCTGGTGTTGGATACGGATCATCAGAAATTATTAATTTTAAAAGAGAACCAGAAGTAACAGCAAGAAGTGGTTATGGTGCTCAATTAGAAGCGATTGTTTCTGAAAGTGGAAGAATTATTGATGTAATTGTCAATAGGGGTGGGCAAGAGTATAATTCTCCACCAGAATTGATAGTATCTGGAATTGGTAGTGGGGCAAATTTAGTTCCCAAAATATCCAATGGATCTATAACTGGTGTTGAAATTAACAAATCTGGTGTTGGATATGGTGTTTCTACAACAACTATTGAAGTAAAAGAATCTGGTTCTAATGCTAGGTTTATTTCAAATGTTCAAAGATGGACTATTAACAATTTTGGAAAAAACTTACAAAACATCAATAATGACGATGTTTTCATATCTAAGGCTCCATCAGATGATTTGGAGTTACAATGTTCTTATGTTTATGCTCCAAGATCATTAAGAAAAATTATCTATTCGATAGATCAAGATGGAAATCCACTTTATGGACAAAAAGATTTAAAAATTGTCAGTGGACAAGAAACAAACAATACAACTCACTCATCTATAATTGGATGGTCATATGATGGATATCCAATTTATGGACCTTACGCATATTCCACAAAATCTGGTGGAAGTATAACTCAAATGAAATCTGGTTATTCGTTGAGTTTAAAGACGAATAGACCACCAACAAATATTTTCCCAGAAGAATTTTTCGTTGAAGATTTTGAATGGAATGAATCTACTGATGAATCTGTTTTAGATGAGCACAATGGTAGATTCTGCGTAACGCCAGACTATCCAAACGGAACTTATGCATATTTTGCAACATTTGATTTATCACCTGCATCAGATGGAATATTTAAAAATTACAAAAGACCAAGTTTTCCATATTTGATTGGAGATTATTTTAAGTCAAAACCAAATGAACTGAATTATGCTTCTAATTTTAACCAAGATCAATATGATTTAAATTCAACAAATTGGAGAAGAAACACTTACCCATATGCACTAACAAAGACTAATAGTGGATATGATTATTTGCAAAAGTCATATGACTTTGTAGATCAAGATTCTATAATCAAAACAACAGAAAAAGGATATGTCGATTCTGTTGGAATTGTCACTGGCGGATCAAATTATAAAGTAAATGATAGAATTGTTTTTGAAAAAGAAAACAATTCCGAATTTTTCTCAGCATCTAGGGTTTCTAAAATCTTAGGATCAAGTCCAACCACAATAAGTGTGGCAAGAACCGAAATATCAAATGTTGAGTTTTACCCTGCTAATGGAAATGGACAATTCTTGGCAATTGGAACTGCTATTCATGGATTCAAAGGAAATGATCTGGTAACAATTTCTGGTCTTTCCACAACATCATCATTTGTTGAAGGATCGTATAATGTAGGTATCAATACAAACTACCTTACAGTATCTAAAGGAATCAATACTGATGGTGCCACTGGAATTGTTACTTATATTTCGGTTTCAGGTAATTTAACTTTCCCAAGAATTCAAGAGAATGATATTTTAGGTATAGGAACTGGATCTGAATTAGAATATGTCAAAGTTCTCAATATTGATAGATTTTCATCAAGGTTAAGAGTTATAAGGGCTCAAAATGGTGTAGTCGGAGTAAGTCACTCACTTTCTACCGCTATACAGGAATTCCCAAAAAGATTTACTGTAAATGTTGGATATAAAACAACATTTAATGATAAAGTAAATCGAGAGTATTACTTTAATCCCATAGAGTCTCTTGGAATTAGTGCCGTATCTGGTGTTGGAATAGGAACTACAATATCTTTCTCAAATCCAGGGGCAGGAATTAGTGAAATATTTGTTCCAGCACAATCCATGTACTTGCCAAATCACAGATTGGTAACTGGGGATGAGGTTACGTATAGAATTAACTCTGGAGATCCTATTGGCGTATCCACAGTTAGTGCTGGATCATCATTCAATCTTGCAAATAACTCCACTTTATTTGTCACAAAACTAAGTGAAGATCTTATTGGATTATCAACAGTAAAAGTTGGACTTGGGACTACAGGAACATATGTTGGGGCTGCAAGCACAACTTCTGGTCAAGGTCTATTGTATTTTATTGGAGTTGGAACTGGTGTCTATCATAGTTTAGTAACAAATTATGATAAAATTGTAAAGGGAACTGTTGACAGAAACTTAGTTACAGTCTCAACCGCATCAACACATGGATTACTTAGAAATGATACTGTTTTTGTTGAAGTAGGTCCATCAATTTCTACATCAGTGACCGTAAAGTATAACGGACACAATAGAAAAATGGTTATTGATAGTTTGGATTTTGTTTCTGGTGGAATCACAACTTCTGCAAACACAATAACATTAAATGAGCATGGATTAGTTACTGGACAGAAAGTAATTCATACATCATCTTCTCCAGCGACTGGATTATCAAACAATGAAGAATATTATGTCTATGTTGTAGATAAGAATACGATTAAAGTTTGTGATACTAAGTATGAAACCACTAAACTTTATCCAAATTTTGTAAATATTGAGTCTCAATCTTCTGGCAGTATTTTACCGATCAATCCACCGTTAAAATTCTACAGAAATTCTACAGTTACATTTGATGTAAGTGATTCTTCTTTATCATACATTCAAAATACAACCAATTATCCAGCATTTTCACTCAGATTCTATTCTGATTTAGAATTTAAAAATGAGTACTTTACAAATGGAACTTCTAATAGTTTTGAAGTAACAAAGTCGGGTATTGTAGGAACCTCTGGTGCGACAATAACATTAAGTATAAACTCAGATTCTCCAAATACTCTTTATTATAGATTAGAAGCAATAAATCTTCCAGGAAATCCAAAAGAAAATTTGGATATTGTTGTTGACGATGAAGTAGAATCTTCAAATCAAATTGCTATTGTTAATAGCCTATACAATGGAACTCACACTGTAGCTGGAATAACTACAAATAGTTTTGATTACACATTAAAAGAATATCCAGAATCAAATTCTTATTCATACACAACATCCACAATATCATACACAACCAACTCCAAGAATGCATATGGTCCAATTGCTGAAATTGAATTTTCTGACAGAACTCTTGGATATTCAAGGTTGCCAGGAATAAGTACAATTTCTACTCTCTCTGGAACTGGAGCAGTTTTAGATCCATCAAGTAAAACTATTGGAAGAGTTACAAAAACAAAATTGAATAACATTGGATTTAATTATCCATCAGATTTTACATTATCACCAGAAGCAAAACTTCCACAAATTTTAGAACTATCAACTTTCTATAAATTTAAGAGTATTGGCATAACCTCTTTTGGTAGAGGATATACAACAGCACCATCTCTAGTTGTCCTTGATGGAGACACTAAGGAAAAGATTAATGATATTGAGTTGCAATATATAATCGGATCCTCTGAAGTTAAAATTAGGAAGAATACGCAAAGTTTGAGCGATAGTTCTCCCATAATCCTTCCAGTAGGAAATCCAAATGGAATTAGAGTTTCTAATTTGGAATATGATTCCTTTACCGAAACGGTAAAGGCAACAATGAAAGAGTCATATAGTGAGAATTTCCCAATTTCTGTTGGAGACAGAATTCTAGTAGAAAATTCAAGTGTTGGTGTGGGATCTACCACAAAAGGATTCAACTCCGATGAATATAATTATGCATTATTTACCGTAACAGCAACTCACCCAAATCTTGGTGGAAATATTGGAGTTGTTACATATAGTTTTGCAAATTACCTTGAAGATAATGAGTATCTTGGAACTTTTAATTCTGTTAATTCTTCAGCAATCTTAGTTCCTGAGAAATATTTCCCACAATTTACATACGAGTTGGAATCAAATTCGTTCCAAAAAGGAAATTTAATTACTTCTAATGGATCTGAAGGAACAATTTTTGATTGGGATGAAAATAATCAAGCATTAACAGTTGAGAGTTCTGATGATTTTGTTGTTGGAAACTTAGTTGAAGAATTGGTAACTGGATCAATAGCGAGAATTAACAAAATATATTCCACAAACTCCGAATATGTCCTAGATTATTTCTCAATATTTGATAATGGTTGGAGATATGATAGTGGATTCTTAAATGATCTCAATCAAAAAATCCAAGATAATGACTACTACCAAAACTTCTCATATTCAATTAGATCAAGAATTCCATTCGAAGACTGGAATGATGTTGTCAGTTCTCTTTTACACACCGCAGGACTTAAGAAATTCGGTGACTTGCAAGTAGAGTCTAAACTCCTTCCAGTAGATGAAGAGTCATTAACGATTAAACCAACAGATGCAACAACAGTTCAGGTTGACTATGTTAGTGAGTATGACTTAAATTGCGTTCCAAATTATGATCTTGTATCTGAAAATTATTTAAAAGCAACTCAAACTATAGATTTTTCAGATGAAATTACATTCAATACTAGACTTATAACCGATTATTCAGAATCAATTGGTAATAGAGTCTTAACGATTGATGACGTAAGTTCTACATTTAACAGCAATCCAGGAACTTTTGCTTATAGCAACATTTATAGACAACCTTTGGGTGATGGCGTTGCTACCAAGTTTATAGTTTATTCAAAGGATAGACTTTATACAGGAGAGAGACAACTTGCTTTAGTTACTGTTTTAAATGATGTTGCTAATGGAAGATCAGTTTTAAACCAATATGCATTTGTTGATACTGTACTTGATTTGGGATCTTTTGATTATACGATTGAAGGATCTGAAGGTGTTCTACAGTATTATCCAAATAAGTTCACTCTTAATAACTATAACCTTACAGTTTTAGCATATAACTTAGATAGACTTGGATTAAATGATGAAACTGTAGGAGTCGGTTCCACTACCATTGGAGTTTCTACAAATACTTCCTTCCCAGGAGCTCTTGTAAGCGTAGCAACTACTAATGTAGTAATTTCTGGTGTCACTACAACAGAAGTAATGACGATAGCAGGAATAGGAACCTCAACTTCTGGCGTTAGATCCGCAAAAATTCTTGTAAGTGTAGAAGCAGACGATCAAGAAGAGTATGATGAAATTAGCATCATACATGATGGATCTGATGTAAGGGTATCTGAGTATGGTCAATTAACAACCCATTCCCTTGATGAATTCTCATCTTCTGGTTTGGGTACATATGGATTTACCATGTCAAATTCTGACGTGGTATTTAAATATACACCAGAAGCTGGATTTACAACTACAAGAGTAAACGTTATTTCTGTAGGACTCTCTTCAGAGGGATATCAGGGTAGTGGAACATATGACTTTAAGCATTCACGTCTTATAGCACAGACTGTTGGGATTGGATCAACCAATGCTCCTGTTGCGGTTGGTGTTGGCAGCTACGGTGACGACTATGATGGTGCTTATGGAATAATCCAAGTTTCTGATTTAACAAATAACATTCACCAGTTCTCAGAATTCGTTATGGTTGATAGTGATTCAACTGTGTATTTGAGTGAATTTGGCACATTTGATACAATCGGATCAATCGCAGGATTAGGAACTTTAGGTGCTCAAAGAACAAGTAATAGGTCTGAATTGGTATTTACTCCAAATTCTGACATTGAAGTTCATGTTAAGACCTTTATCAATGCATTAGGCATTGAAGACAATGCAAGTGGACTGTTCGAAAAAGATTTTGGAAATGCATCCATTAAAGATAGTTTTGCAACCTATACAGGAACTCTTGCTTTAATTAAGAGAGATTTCCCATTGACCCATAAGAATTATCAAATTTTTGAAAGAAATTTTGATGGATCAGATTCAACTATCGTTAATTTGACAGATAATACAATTTCAATTCCAAATCACTTC